AGAGAACATTACAAATGGGACCTCGGCGTTTCAATCAGGGATTGGAGATCTTCAGGAAGAATCGCAAACATTGATGTTTCTGACCTTGATGGCGCAAGTGCAGCTGATCTAACTAAGCTAATGATTAAGATGATCAATAAAATTAAAAGGATTGCCAAAACTGGCAGAACTGTAATTTATGTAAATGAAACAATTATGACTGCTCTTGAACTTCAGGCAATGAACAAAACTAATGTAAATCTTACATTAAGTGAGGCCCAAGAGGGTGGTCAACCAATTCTCAGATTCAGAGGCATTCCTATCAGATGCGTAGATCAGATCTTAGACACTGAAGAAAGAGTTTTAGCAGCATAATTTGAGGGGTGCAACTCCCCTCTTTTTTACAAATAAGAATGGTTGGAAATTATTATTAAGTAGTTAAACAATATAAGGAGAAATATCGTGTTATTAGACAATCAAGCAATTTTTTCAAATGCTCAAGCAATAACTGCTTCAGCTGGCTCAACTGACAGTATTAAATTTGGTGGTGAAGTGGCTTTTGGTACTCCAATCCCTACTATATTTCAGGTAGTAGAAGATTTTGAGGGTGGCACAAGTGTAGCATTATCTATCCAAACCACAACAGTGGATGATACTGATTATTCAGAAGCCGTTACTCTTGTTTCAACAGCAGCCATAGCAGTAGCAAGTCTTGTAAAAGGTTATACATTCCCAATTAGGGAAATACCTAAAGGAAACTTGGGTATGATGAGAGCATATTACACAGTTGTAGGCACACCTACAGCAGGCAAAATTACAGGTGGAGTTGTTGCTGCTCGTGATGAAGGTTATCAGGATATTCCAGTAGCTGCTTCTGGTAGCTAATAGTTGAATTTTTAAAAAGCTCACATTGATTAAGTTCAAGGTGGGCTTTTATAAGGATTCGAGGTATGTATGTTAATTTATGGCGGATCACCAAAATTACAACCTGAGTTGATTGAAGTGGAATTTAATCCTGCCGATACCTGGTTAATTTTTGGAAGTAGTCCATATATCAATGAAGTAAGACAATATATTCCTGCTCTACTGAAAAAATATAGATCAATAGCTTGTAATGTTGTTTCTTATCATTTTCATGGCTTTGAATTTATTGCAACCAACGATTATTTTCCTGAAACCAATCTGAAAATAATCATCAATTGGCAGAAAAATTCAAAAGCAATAATTGAAAACCATAAAAAATTCAATATCGAATATATTTTTAACCCTAATATAACGGATCCTATTCTTGCAGAAAACCCTGTAATTCAGGATGGATTTGAAATATATGAGCTTTTTGGCAGGCATACAATAGCACTTCCTGCAACTAATTTTGCTTTACTTCGTGGTGCAAAAAAAGTTGTCTTTATTGGGGTTGATTTTAATCTTGGCTGGAATCGGTTTTATGATGAAAGCAAAAGGATAATGCCACAAGCTTTATATAGCTTGCAGCTTAGACAAAACAGAATGATAAACTGCCTAAATAAATTAAGGCAACGCATCGACGTTTATAACGTAAATCCTTACACTGAAACACAAACACCAGTAATTAATATTAGAAGCTTATAAAGGTAAGAAAAATGAAAGAATTGAGGGCTGAAGCAGTGCCAGAAAAGAAGAAAAAAGGCTATGACGATTGGGAAATTGATGATGCTTTAAGAACACTTACAAGGGCTGAAGAAATCAATAATGACCCTGAGCTAATGAAGCTTGTGGACAAGAAAATCAAAGAGCAACAAGAAGCTCTAACAAAGATAGAAATGAGAAAAGAATTACTTTATGGAGGTAAAAATGAAAGTAAAGGTAACTAAACCAGCTTGGTACAAGCAAACACTGTTAAAAGAAGGGCAAATTGTTGAATTTACAGGTGATAAACTTCCTTCTTGGGGGGAAGCAGTAAAACTTGGCAAGGTATCTGGTGAGATTTCATCTGATCTTACAAAGATTATAAATACATCACATTTGGCAAAAGAAACAATTCCTTATCCAGTTCCAATAGTAACTGAAGAGCAGAAAGCAAGAACCACATTGTCAGAACAGAAATCATCACCTCCTGCTGGAAAGGTTGCAGATCTTTCTGCTGAAGAAAAAGCTGATCTTATAAAAAGAGCTGAAGCAGTTGGCATAAAAAACATTGGCGATAGTTGGGGGCTTAAAAAGCTGGAAGATAAAATTAAGGCTGAAGAATCGTCAAAGAAGCCTCTTTGTTGTGTCAAAGACTGCGGGAAAGAAGCAACTCACGTTGTAGATGCGAATAGCCTAGACCATTATTCCTATGCTTGCGAAGAGCACGTTGAGGACTTAAAAGAAGTTGACAGAAAAGATCAAGAAGGTTTCATTGTTATCACTATTGAAGAATGGGAAAGTAGATAATGCCTTTTTCAAAAGTGCAAATTTATAATCTTGCTCTGAATAATCTGGGAGTAAGTGCAACAATTCAAAATGTTTCACAGCAGGATGTAAAGACATCAACACTTAATGCTGTTTATAATGTTGCTCTGGAGCAAACGTTAAAAGACTTTGACTGGAATTTTGCCAGCACATATATTGCACTTACTCTCACAGGTAATACTTGCCTGAATCCAAAATACTTATATGAGTATGATTATCCTAATGAGTGTTTATCTGCAAGAGAAATTGTTGATGCATCTCAAAAGAATATCCCTTTTGAACCAGCTTCAAATGCTTCAGGACAAAGAATAATTAATACAAATGCATATCCTGCGGTGCTTAGATGTACTCGCTTAATCAGTAATGAAATATACTTCACTGTTGAATTTGTAACAGCTTTATCTTGGTATTTAGCTTTTATGTCAGCTGAAACAATCACAGGATCAAGTGGCAAAAGAGAAAAAGCACTTTCTATTTATAGCGGTTTAGTTGAAAAATCAATGGTTGCAAATGCAACTGAAGGATTTCAAGAAGAGGATATTACTATTCCTTGGTTAGAGGCAAGATAGATGGCGCAAAGATTAACTCAAAATAGTTTTACTGGTGGTGAAATATCGCCAAGTTTATACGCAAGAACAGATATTGGCAGGTATGGACTTGGATTACACACTTTAAAAAATGGATTCGTTCGAGCTGAAGGCGGTGTTTCTAATAGAGCAGGGCTTGAATTTGTCTGTGCAGTAAAGGATTCATCAAAAAAAACAAGACTACTGCCTTTTGCGTTCAATAATGAGCAAACATATATTATTGAAGCAGGTGATAAATATTTCAGATACATCACAGAAGGCGGTGTAATTGTTTATCCTGAAGGGCACGAAAACGAGGGGGATATTGTTGAAACAGTTACCTCTTATCTTGAAAATGATATATTTGGGCTAAAATACGCACAGAATGCAGACGTGTTAACTTTATGTCACCTTTCTTATGCTCCAAAAGAATTATCAAGAAGTGATCATCATCTCTGGGCTATTGCAGACATGGCTGTAGTGCCAAGTATTTCTAAACCTACCAATGTAACAGCAACTTGGACAGGGGCAGCAGGTGGAACTACAGATTACACTTATGTAGTAACAGCAATTAAAGAAGAAACTTATGAAGAAAGTAATGCATCAGCTGAGGTAACCGTTACAGGAAAAGCAGAATCAGATTGGTTAACTACAGAATACATTACAATAAGCTTTACAGCAGTAGAAGGTGCAGTTGAATACAATATTTATAAGAGTGTTTTTGGTGTTTTAGGTTATATAGGAACAACAAAAACCACATCATTCAAAGATGATAAGATTGAACCAGACTTGGAAAGCACAGCTCCAATTGAAAAAAATCCTTTTAATGGTGAAAATAATTATCCTTCTACTGTTAATTACTTCCAGCAAAGAAAAATTTTAGCAAATACTCTTAATAAGCCTCAAACCTTGTTTGCTACTCAAACAGGGATGTTTAATAATTTCAATATTTCAAGGCCGCTTATTGCCACGAATGCAATAACAATAAACCTTTCTGAGCGTGAAGTTAATGAAATCAGGCATCTAGTGGCAATGAAAGATGGATTAATTGTTTTAACTTCAGGTGCAGAATGGAGAGTTAACGGTTCTGATGGAGTGTTTCAGGCTACCCCTCCACCAGTTGCATTACCTCAATCATATTATGGCTGTTCGAATGTAATGCCGCTTGTTT